GTCTCGCATTTGTTTACCTGCCTCTGGAAAATCTTTTTTGCCAATAGCTGCAAACATCTTACGAAACTTTCGTACTCCGCTTTGACCAAGTTGAAAACACATCTCAGTCAGTACGCCTTCTATTGTTTCTTTTTTCTTGTCTTCTAATTCTGAGAACCCTGTACCAGTTAGGTGTTCGTAAACTAATGTCTTTGCACCTTCATGTGCTTTGTCGTAATCTTTGTCAAATAATGCAATCCAACCTTCTTGTGTAGTGGGTACATCTTCACCATCTAATATCTTGTGTCCGTAGCCACCAGTTAAAAAACCCTCTGTGCAATGATATGGAGATAATCTATAGCCTTCGTGTGCTTTTATGCGTTCTTTTACTTCGTTCATTTTATTGTATACCCTGACGGTTGTGTAGATAGTTTTGGCAACTTATCAGGTTGATTGCCTTGTAATATATCTTCTGTGTTTTTAAACAGATACCAAACAACAGATCCTATGATGCTATCTCTAGTAAATGTTTCTGATATTTCTTTGAGAGAACAGCCATACTGCAACAGTAAAGATACTGCTTTGCCAGAACTGCGTAATTCTCTGTCTAATGTGGACTCTGATTTCTTTGTCTTTACCCATACCGCTACAGGTGAAATTCCACTATCGCTTATGAGGTAATCCATAGTTGCTACGATGGGCATATCGTCAATAGACATTCGTACATTAACGGATCTCATCCTGTTTGGAATCTCCATGCGTGCCACGTTACTCATAATCTCTTTCTATTATCATTTCCAAGTAATGTATAGCTTTTTCTATATCTTCCTTTTTACCCTTGTATTTGTGCCTACAAGCGTACTTGATAACATTGCCTTCCGCATAGGGAAGATTGTTGATGTTTATAAATTCTGCTGGTTGTATGATAAATCTTTTGTAGTGATCGCCTTTTACTTGCTTGTCCAGTGTCTTCATGGACACACTTTATTCCAACGACCTCCTTTTGACAATACCATTGGTAATAATTTTGGCAGTCCATCTATAATTATTCCACAGCCAATAATAGGTCGAGACTTTTGTGTTTTGCAATACTCGAAAGCCAAAGATTTTGCATCTATAAGACAGCCAACTTGCATACCCCAGTTCAGGTTATTAGGGTTAGCCCAGTACAAAATAGAATATGAGGAATGATAGTGGCCCTGAACTGTAGGGCAACCATATTGTTGTGCTACTTTTAAGACATTATTTGATTTGCCATGACAAAAATAAACCTGTTGTCCATTTGACATGGTGATAAGAAGATCATCGTGCCATTTCCAACCAGGCCCCACTTCTAAAAACTCATTATAGGACTTCATGGCAGCCCTAGGCAAGCCACTAGCTTTTTGTCTACGATAAACTAATGATCCATGGTTAGAATCCATAAGATCCATAACAGGAAATAGTTTTTCCATAGCGTGTATTGTAGGCAGTGATTGTTTGTGTTCGTCTCCTGCACTATATAAATCAGGATCACTGTCGTGAAAACTTATAGCGTGTGAGTCTACCTCATCACCTATATGAATTACACGATCAGGCTTGTATTTTTTCTTAATGGTTTTTAAAAAAGGAATTAAATCAGGATGGTGATAAGGACAATGAGTATCTGATATTATAAGTATGCACTTATTTTTCATACTTAATATTTAGTTGATTTGCACTAGACGTGCAAGACTACATCAAAGTACGTATGATTAGGTAACACATTTGTAAAAAAACAGTAGTTCCTATAAACCAAACAAGAGTTCTCAGTTGTCTCATATCTCTTTCAATATGAAACAAATGATTATCCTTGAGGGTAGTAAGCTTGTTGTCCATTAGCTCAAGTTTACCCTCAATACGGATAATAGCTTCTTTATTCTGTTGTTCCATCAGTTTCTTTAGACTCTTCTTTTGGAAGTTCACTTTGAAGCTGTGCAGTCCAATAATTAGCTACAATATCTAAATCAGATTTTTGTTCAGCAACTCTTATAAGTTTGTTATAAGCTGCTTTAGCTTTATCAGATAATTTAGATTCGTCATATTCTTTGTCGTTTAATGTAAACATATTAGCCCTCCAAAGCTGTTACTTTAGTTTCTAAAGTTTCTATACGAGTTTGTGCTTCTTGTAAAGCTTTGATGGCTTTCATGTAAAGAATAGAATAATTAACAGATTTAACTTGTTCTTTAATTTCTTTTACATCACCTATTTCTTTACCTTCTGGTATGGTGTCACCATCTTCATAAAGAGTTCCAAATTCAGCATTAGAAAGTATATCACAAGGATTTGGATTGTGTTTTCTAATAAGTTTTGGAGATACTGTTTCTAACTCTTGTGCTATAACACCTATTTGTTCCCAAGCATTATCCCCATACTGTCTAACATCATCTTTCTTTTTAAAGTTTCTAACTTTAACTGCTTTAATGTCATCCCATTGTGAATTACTGTCTCTTATATCTTGTTTAATTCTTTCATCTGATAAGGCACCATAACTATTGTCGTGATTTTTTATATCACCATCTGAAAATATTGTGCATCTAGTAGCAGTTGTGTCCATAGCTATAAAAAATTCATTGTCCGCTCCTGTATCTGGAGCGGCAGCACTATATTCTGTTAATATTCCATAAGGTGCAGATGTACTGGCGGCTTTAAATCGAACAACATATTGAGTATAACTAGCAGGTGTTTGAACTGCTAACATAGTGTTGGAAGAAGCCGCACCAATACCAACAAGACCAGCGTTATCAATTCTCATTCTTTCAGTAGCAGCTTGAGAGCCATCAGCAGTGGTCATAAAAACTAAACGACCTGGTGTATCATTTGCACCTGGAGTACCATCTATATCTGCTCTGATTCTTGCTACTTGAGAATTACCATCAGTGCCATCATCAGCCATCCAAGTTATTTGTCCACATTGGTCATCATCTTGAACTATGGTGTTAGAACCAGGAGTAGCGTTTCTTGATTTGTACATAAAGAATACAGGCCCATTACCATCATTTGCGTGTCTTGAAAGCATTGCAGAAGATGTGCCAGTTGTAGTACCTTTGATTTGTAAAGCAGGAATATCTCCACCATTTACAGACTGTGAATTAGCTGAGGCAATACTTGATATACCAACATAAGGAACACCAGCATCAACAAAAAGTTGATATGCATTAGCATCAGATTCTACTCGAAAGTCTATGTCATTTGATTGGTTATTAAAAACTGCTTCAGAAGCATTAAAACCAAATTGTTCGACAAGAGAACCTGCCTTCATTGTACTAAAAGTTACAACGCTATCTTCTGTTCCATCACTAACGTCTTGTGCAGATACAAGAAGCTGTCCATAAACTACATCTTGAGAATTATCATTTCTACCAGTAAAGTTAATTTGTCCAATTCCATCGTTATCAGCAGGACTACTAGAGTTTCTGTAAAAATCTAAAATTGGTCCTTGGTTTGCATCAGCATCAGTTGATATTAAAGTAAGTGTGTCTGAGTTATCAGACACAGTAATAGTTACAGCTTCAGTAAATGCTGCAGTAGCACCTGCATAAGTTTTAAGTCTTGATGCTGTTACTTTACGGTTTGTACCGCCTGCACCATCATCAATAATAAATAAATCTGCATCTACAATTGCAGCTCCAATGTCTGTTGCTCCGTCTATATCTAGATCGGCAACAGCTATAGAGCCATCAGGAAATACTGGTGCTTGTGAAAAGGTTACAACACCAGATGATGATATAGCGATTGCGTCAGCATCTCCTGCCGAACCAATGTTACCATCATTAGCTATTGCGATTGCACCTGTCGTTGTAAGAGTTGTAGCTGTTAGAGCTTGTGCAGCGATTGTGCTACCTGACTCAGCAGTAAATGTATTGGCTGTAATTACAAAGTCTTTTGCACCTGCAACATAGATGTCAATAGTATCGTCAGTAGGAGCTTCGATATATGTATCACCATCGTCATCAAGTATAATTTTTCCACCAAACGCAGCAGTATCTATACCTAATTCAACTTTGGTAGGAGTGCCAGAAGCTAAAGAGATACCTGTAAGGTTTACAGTTTGTAAACTAGATCCGTGTGATGTAGATGTAATAGTACCTTCTACTACATTTGCTCCACCGTCAGTTACTCTGATCTTTCTACCTGCAAAATAAATAGCAGATAAGTCAGCAGATGAAGCTATAGTGAGTGTATCGGCATCAACACGAGCTATCGTGTAGTCCTTATCTCCATCTCCAAACTCGAAATATCCATCTCCAAGTTGTTCGTACATATCTCTGATATGTCCCATTAATTCTCTTGCAGCATTATTGACATTTGAGGGTGCCATGTTTTCTGCAAAGTTCACAGTCAAGTTGTCGGTATTATTACCTGCTGTTGAACTAAATTTTCCTACGCCTGTTCCAGCCATTGTTTTATTCTCCTAGTTAATTATTACTTTGTTGTTTGTTTTGTTGAATTGCTCGATACTCTAAAAAATCTTGTTTTGTTACTGCACCATCACGTAAGTTAGGATTTTGTGCTTGTTGCAACCTAGCTGGTGTTAGTGCTAGTACAATAGTATTAACAGCTTTCATATTTTTTTTGTTTCTTGCAAGAGCTACTAGAGCATTTACAGATTCATCACTTGTAAATACTTTGGATAAAGTTATAGCTGCTCTATTTGCTCTATAGTTCACAATTCCTTGTGCTAATCTTACTCTATACATTAAAGAATTAATTTTCAGTGCTTCTGCGTCAATCCCTCCAAATTTTGTTTGTCCTTGTTGGGTGGTAATTTTTTGACCTGTTCTTTCTGCCATGGCACTAAAAGTTTTCCATCCTTCTAGTAAATCTTTATACTTAACATTTTTTTCTTTAGCTATTTCTTTTATTATTTGTATAAAATTTGCTTTAGATGCTTCATTGGGAAACATTTTTTTGTTAAAGTTATAAGCTGCATTCGTTGGTAATTTGCCACTGAAACCAGGAGCAAATGTTTTGTTATATATGTTTTTCATATATAATTGGACAAAAGTGCTAAAAGGATCTTCAAAATCAACTTTTGGTAAAACTCTACCAGCTACATTTGTTTGTCCTTTGCCAACATTTTCCCTTAAAATTTTTGCAATATTTGCAATATCGCTCGGATTTACATTATCTGTGTTAAAAATAACATCTTTAATTTTTTGTATAGAAACTTTTTTGTTTTTTTTGCCTAGTGCTTCCAAATAAGAAAAAGCATCATCTACTTCTTGTGATAAAGAATTGAAAGCATTATTACCTGCATTATAATTTTTATTACTTTTAAGGGCTGTTTCTAATCTCTCCACAAGTCCGTTACCAGGATTTTTAGTGTCGACCAAAATACTTCTTAAAAAATCGTCTAATGTATCTGATGTAGTGCCTAATGGAGCATTTACTTTATCTCTATATATTTTATATACTCGTGATAATTCACCTACATTTGTTATTGGGTTGCCCTTAGAATCAGTTAAAGATTTTTTAAAATCTTTTAGTAGTGCTAATTTACTAGCATTTTGAGTACCACTAACGCTTAAATTATCAATTTCAGCAATTATGTCGTTAATTAATCCTTTTTTTAAAAATTCCTTATCACCTATGTTATATCCTGCTTGCTGTGATTCAAGGCTTCTTTTCTGCTTTATTCTTTTTTGTGTTTCCAAGAGCATTGTGTTTAGATTATCAAAACCCAATCTGTTTGCATTATTTTTGTCTTTTATAATTTGACCCATTAAGTCATTTACTAAATCGTCTAATAATTCTGGTCTTTTACCTAAATATGTTTCTATTCTTTGCCCTGCTACTCCTGCTTTGCCTGCTGTTTCTTGAAACACCGCATTTAAAAAATCTCCGTCAAGTAAGTCGTTTGCAGTCACAGGTATACCTGCCTGTACAAATTTCTTTTCTAATTCAGCAGCAACTATAATTTCTTGTTTTGTTTTACCTTTTAAAGCCATTTCAGCGATTGTTGAAGCTCTGTTAAAATTCATGGCATAATTACCAGTGAGAATAGCAGCTAAAGAAACCCCTGTGGCAGTTAATGGGCCTGCACCAAATTGTTCGGCTGCCTCAAAAGTAGTGCCACCAACAACAGAAGCAACTTGACCCGATTTTCCAAAAAGACCTAGTGGTGCTGCAAACTCTCCTATGCTTTGGACATAATCTCCAGCAGTGCTTCTAGGTTGATAATTTAAAGCACTTTCTGCAAAAGGTATGTTTTCAGATGCAAACCTTTGTGCTTCTTGTGCTGTAGGAAACATTGATTGTTCAGCGTTTTGGAAAAATTTTTGTTCTGGATCATAAGCTGTAGAACCCACCATACGTGCCACTTGATTTGCACCGTAATCTAAAATATTAAAAGCTAAATTTGGTAAACTTGCTGCGTAACTTGTTCCTAAAGCTAAACCTGATCCAGCAGATTTTGCAAGATCCACTGCCATCGCTCTATTGTATGCAGCTCTTTTTTGTGGATCTAATGACCTGTCAACTTTTTCTAATTGCTGATAAATGTTAAAGACTTCAGTAAAATCTCCTGATTGATTGGCAATCTCTACAGCACTAAAAAAATCTTGTTTTAGAAGATCTTTTTTATTTTGTAATTTTTCTTTTGCAGTTGTCATATTTATAAACTAAAGTCTTCTAAAATATCGTTTGCAATTAAAGGATCCATCTCAGGTGTTAAATTGTTAAAAACATCTTCATCCTCTGACATTTGCAAACTATTTTGAGTAATAATGTTGTCTAAATTAATTGTTGGTAAAAAAGCTTCTATACCAGACGCATTATTTGGATCTAAAATTCTATCATAGTATCTAATTAAACTTTCAGTTTCTTCTGACGGATCTTCTAGTTTTAAGAAATTTCTTGTATTAGATAAATTTTTTATTGTTTCTGCCTTTAATCTATCGGCAACATTCTTTAAAATTGCTATTTTTTCCGATGCATTTACACCACCACTTAATATTTTTAATGCATTTTCCCAGTCTTTATCAGATAAACCTCTACCCTCTTGACCTCTAGCGGCTGCTAAAGCATAAGCTGTATCTCTTACAATAGATTCATTAATACCAAATTGTGCAGATACTCTTAAAACATCATTTTGCCAATCTTTTTCTGAGGGTGATGTTGAAATATAACTAAAATTCTCTACAAACTCTTTATAAGTATCTGCGTTTGAAAGACCTAAAGCCTCAGAGAAAGACCTTACATTGGTTGTAAATTGTGCTAAAGGGCCTACACCTGTAACTGCAGCAGTTGGATTTTCAGCTATATTTGTAATTAAATCATTTATTTTAAGAGTAACATTGGAAGCAGTCTGTATTGTTTTTTGACTATTTTCTTTTGACGTATTGTAAATATCACTGAAACCACCTGTTAATATATCGGATTTACCAGTGCCTAAAGGAGCTAAACTAAATCTTTCTGCATACGTAGGGTCGGCTGCTACCTCTGCATTATATTCATTTTCAGAAATAACTTTAATATTTTTTCCTGTTGTATTATTGTAAAGTTGAAATTTTGTGCCTAATTTTAATATTTCATTTGGCGTTAAAGTTCCGTCAGGATCTGCAAACACTGCATCTCTAACATCCTCAGTGACATCTACATATCTAGCACGATCTGTTGATGCAACCGATTGTGGTATAGTTACAATGGTGCCTTTTGTTTTATCAAAATAATCTTTTGGTTCAGAACCTTCAGTAGTTAGTACAGGTAAATATTTAGGTATTTCATTCCCATCAACACTAATACTCTCACCAAAATTTTGATTGTTTACAAAAATAGTTTCACCAAAATTACTTGCTGATGGATCATTTACTATAGCTTTTTCATATTTTACTTTTTCTGCAGTGCCAAAATTACCTAAATTTTTAGGATTATCTGGATCTGTTAAATCTATTACTTGGTTGTTAATTACTTTTAAATTTCTTTCATCTTCTGGAAACAATGACTCTTCTATTTGTTTCGCCTGTAAAGCACCACCCAATAACGCTTGTCCTAAAGGTTGTCCTTGTGCAATAGAAAGTCCTATATTTACCCTAGGATCACTTAAAAAACCACTAAAACCTTCTCGTCTAGGAGGTGCAAAGAAACCACCTGGTTGTGATGAAAAAAATCCTCTTGGGTTTGTGAGTGGGTTGTTAAATTGATTTACCATAATTATATCCTATAAAAATCCTAATCCGCCTAATACAGCACCGCCTAAAGCACCTGGCCCACCTAACGCAGAACCAGCTACAGCTCCACCAAAGGCACCGCCTAATGTACTGGCTTGTTGACCTGGTGCAGTGTTTATACCTGTAGGAAAACCACTTGCTATTGGACTAATAAGTCCAGCGTATTGTTGTAATTGTTGCATGGGTGCTGTTTGACCAAATTGAAATCTTGCAATCTGATCTTGTAATTGTCTTTGTGCTAAGTTTTCGTAAGCAGAACCTACGCCACCTAATGAAGCGATAGCTTGTTGCCTACGTAAATCTAAACCTTGTTGAATACCTGGAAGCTGTCCTGCAGCTTGTAATTGTCTACCTAATGCAGATTCCATGCCTGCTTGTTGCCGACCTATATCTGCTTGTGATCCACTAAACTGTCTACCAAACTGGCTTTCTAATGCCTGCATTTCTCTACCACGTTCTTGTGATGCTAATTGACTAGCAATTGGTGCATACGCTTGAGTGACACCTCTAGCTACTGCTTGTTGAGCCTGTGGTGAAGTGCCTGTTCTACCCATACCACCAAATTGTGATTGAACTGAACCTAATACGTCTGAAGTTATGCCTTCACGAATACCTGATAAATAGTCTGCTTGTGGAGTAAGTTGACCATAAGATGACCCCATACCTTGACCCATTCTACCTGTGTAAGAAGACATAGGAGAACCAGCAAACTGTCCAAAGGTCTGTGCAGCTTGTGCTTGTAGTGCTGAATTTTGTGCTTGTTCTAAAGCCTGAGCTTGTTGTAAATTAAGAGCTTGTTGTGTTTGCTCTGCAAATGGTACTACTGTACTTGAGGGAAAGAACGATCTTCCTAGATTACTTCGGTAAATGTTTTGTGCTTCACCTAATATATCTTTCAAAAACGGTTCTGCAGGTGCGTAAGGCTCTGTTCTTGATGTAGTTGTTTGATTTCCACCGCCACTTGACATACTTATTTCTCCAATTTCTTTTCTAGTAAATAATGAGTTGTTTTAAAACCCTTGTTGTTTAATATTTTTGACCAACCTGGTCTGGCATAAGTTTCAAAGTGAGTACACTCGTTACTTTTAGCCCATTTCTCTATATCGTGCAATCCGTCTTGCCAATCTTTTCTATTCTTACCAGTACAGATAAAAATGTTAGCAACCTTGCTATTTGGCCGAACTATAATTCTTGTTACCACAACCGCTTTTAGTTTTTGTTTCGCTTCTTCTTCCCAACCTAACCACAGTTGATTATCCCCACTACAACACGCTTCGTAAATATCTGACGTATTAAAGTGATGACCTGAGTAAGCAAGGGCTTTAGTAATAGAATCATCAACTAAGTTCCAAACTGCTTCTATGTTTTCTTTTGGTATTTGTACTATTCCGATCATGTAATTTCTAATATACTAGCTACTACGTGTAATTGATTAGCTGCAGATGCAGTTACTTTCAATATTTCACTAGATTTTAATACCAATGGTGAAGTCAAAAATTCTGCTGTACCGTTGGCAGTAGATGCTTTTGTTTTAAATAAACTAAAAGTTGCTGGACTACTTTCTGCATCAGTAAGTGTAATTGTAAGTGTTGGTGTTGCACCAGCATCTTCACTGACCAATATAGATTTAACAATAGACTGACCATTTGAAGGTGCAGTGTAAAAAGTTGTTTCGTCTGTAGATGTTAAATCAACTTTAGCGTTTGTATAGTTATGTGCCATTAGTCCTTATGTTTTGTTAAATTAATCATTGCTCCTGCATTGTCTTCAAGTCTTTTCCAAAACTCATCTAGTGCGTTTGGATGTTCGCAGTTAGCACATTTACAAACTGCACAAACACCGTTGTTACCACAATGACAATGATGATCGCAGTTTATGCAAGAAACCATGATACAACCTCTTGGTTTTCATCATTATGGTATCGTATTAATTGATTAGTAAGTTCTTCAACAACTAATTGAAACTCAAGATCAGCGTCTTTATTTTGATAAATATATTGTAAGTCTATTTTACTAGCCATTATCTACCACCAAAGAAACCTCTTGATTTACCTGTCGCTGCAGCAGCTCTGTCTTTTGAAGCTTCTCTTGCTTTGTCTAATCCACTACTTGTTTTTCTACCTGCTTTATCCGCTGCCTGTCTTGCTGTTGCCGCTTGAGCATCTGTTAAAGCTCCACTTGGTGTAGTGGATTTAGCCTGTAAATTGGACATCATTTTTTTGTATTCATAACTTTGCAACTCTTT